TTTGTAATTCTTAGGTTTAAACTTACCACTGTATGACATAAATAACTATATTAATATTTTAAGGTATTTATATGTCAAAAATCGATAAGATTATAAACAAATTCAACAAGGCCAAGAACGCAATTAACTCTCTTAAAGGAATCCAGAGTAAAATTCAATCCATAAACTACACATCTGCCATAGATGCGTTAGGAGAACAGGCATTAGAAGCTGACCAAATACTTAAACAAAGAGGCGAGAGATTAAAAGAATCATTAGACCCTAAGAAACAATCCGAATCATTTGCATCTAGAATACCAAATCAAAAAGAAGATCAAATAATATATCCTGTGCATGACCCATTAAAGAATTACATAGTATTCAATATTAGACCTAGAAATAACAAGGGTATATCAAAAACTGGAAAGTCTATGAGAGGGGCAAATTCAGTTGGTGGTGATAGTGAAGATCATCCAGTGTTCAAAGAGCGTTCAATAGCGCTTTACATTCCTGATACATTAATATCTCAAGCAAATGTTCAATATCGTCAAGAGGGTATGAAATCGTTTGCAAAAGCCATAACAGATGTTTTTGAAAATGGCATGGAAAATACAGGCACTAACGCAAATACAGTTCTAACAGAAATGGCATTTAAAGGTTTACAAGGTCTAAGTGGCGGATTAGCAGGTTTGAGAGCAGGTATAGCGGCAAATCCCAAAAATGAACAAATACTCGATGGTATACCTTTTAGATCATGGGATTTTACTTTTGACTTTTATGCTAAATCAGCAGAAGAGGCCTTAATGATTAGAAGAATAATTTATGCATTTAGAAGTTCTATGTTACCAGATACAGGTTCTTTAAAATTTAACAGAAAGATTGCTGTCAATCACAATACAAATCCAGGCGAAGAAGATTCAGGATTGACAGCTAAAATAACTACACTTGATGACAAACCAACAGATGATGCAGACTTGTTTATAAATGACGGTCAAGGCATTCAAAATATGTTCATGTATCCTAATGTTTTTGATATACAGTTTGTTGGTCCTTTGACTAACAATATTGATGGTTTTCTACCAGCTGTTTGCACAAACGCACAGGTTGATTATTCAGGAGGTCAAAAATTTTCAACACACCAAGATGGTATGCCTACAAAAATACAATTAACACTAAACTTTCTAGAAATACAAATCATGACACTAAACAATTACGATTACATATCTGCAACAAGTTTATCACCAAATGATCTTATAAAAACTTATGGTATTCAAACACCATCTGAATTAGACAAAATGAACACAAAATCGTATGGTGGTTCAGCTCAATCCTTTTCATCTGAAGCGGCCGCTACCTCTAGAGAAGCTGGTATCGCATTAGGTCCAGGCCTGACGGAGAAAGACAGAAAGGAGGAGGGTAACGACATATAATGGCATCAAGATATTTTAGTAATTTTCCAGAGATTACATACAAATTAGATTCTGGTAAACTTGTAAAGATTAAAGACTTCTTTCGTAAAAGTAAAATAGAACAAGAAGCTGTAAATGCTATTATAGAATACGATGTTTATAGATTGAATGATGGCGAAAGACCTGATGTTGCAGCTGCAAAATTATACGGTGACCAAGATTTACATTGGACATTTCTCTTAGTAAATGATATAGAAAATTATTATGATTGGCATAAAGATAGTCAAACATTTGAAAGATATATTAATAAGAAATTTCCTGGTCAATTAGCAATAGGAACACAATCTACAGACATATTAACATCATCTTCTAAATTTCTATTGGGAGAAAAAGTCACAAGTGTATCATCAGAAGGAAGAATCATAGAAGTATCACCTTTAGAAAAAAGAATCTGTATAGAGGGTGGTAATTTTGTTGCAAATGAATTGATTACAGGTTCAGTGTCAGGAAAAACATTTACACCAACATCTGTTGTAAATCAAAGAGATGGTGTAAAGTATTATAAAAACTCAGATGGTTTAAGAAGAAATACAGAGTTATCTGGTTACACAAGTGTATCTTTCTATGATGATGAGTTTGAATTAAATGAAGAAAAAAGAATCATTAAATTTATAAGACCCGAATTAATCGGTAGTATTGTTCAAAGATTTAGTGAAGTGATGACAGGTTAAAATTATGTTTGGTAATAGACCAGGTTCGTTTTTTGTAAAGCAAATAACTATAGTAAATCAAGACCAAGAAGCGATTGATGTAAAAGGTATATGTCCTGATTTAAAAATTTATGAGGGCATACAACAAGAATTTTTAAAAGGTAAATTAACAGTTGTTGATGGTATCGGCATGTTAAAAAATTACAAACTTGTTGGTCAAGAATCATTGACTATAGAAGTGGATACTGAAAATGCATCTTTTAAAAAAACTTTTAGAGTATATGCAATTGATAATGTTTTTGGCGACCCTATCAAAAAGGCACAAACATATCGTTTGATGTTTTGTGACCCAAAACTAATAACTTGTCAGACAAAAAGATTAAGTAAAACTGTTAGAGGTTCGTATTCTAGTATGTTGTTAAGTGTCTTACAAGAAGATGCGAATTTTAAATTTCAAAAAGATATAAATGACACAACTGATTATTGGGAAGAAACTGAACCTACAAATCTACAAATAATTTGTCCCAATTGGACTATTGAAAAATTTATAAAAGTTTGTGTGTCAAATTCAAGTAGAAAGTCTAAAGATAATAGTTATAAACAATCTATGTTTTTTTATCAAACATTAAACGGAGGTTTTAGATTTGCATCGTTTGAAACAATGGTGAAAGAATTAGAAGAACCTGTGATTTTTGATATGGGTCTCAGAAACGATAAACAAAATGCTGAATTAAATGATGATACAGAGAGAGTTGGTCAAGGCACACAAATTTTAGGAACAATACAACCTCAGAGAGCAGATGTTTTAACTGGTTATCAAAGTGGTGCATATGCATCTAAACAAATAACTTACGACCCTGTCAGAAAATTAGAAGAAGATAATGTTTACAAGATTACAGATTCTTTCAAAAGTGATAAACAAAGCCATACTTCTAAGTTTCCTATGATTAATACAGAAGATATGGAAGTAATTTATGAATCAAATAAATCAGTTTTCGGAGACATAAAACTTGACGAAAAATTTATAGATTTAAAACCTACAGATAGATTTGAAAGTTTTATAAAGTATAATGTAAATCCCACAAATGCTTTTTCTGATGAACCAAAACTAATAGACACAAACAGTGAATCAACTAAAACTCAACAACTAGGTATCGAAAAAAGAGATACAGGAGATTTAGAAAGAACTGCTATGCTAGCTAATTTCAGTCAAAATAATACACTTGCCACCATACCATTTAGAACAGATATAAATTGTGGCACGACTGTTAGATTGAAGTTTCCCCCTTTTGCACCACAAGACGATGAAAACGATAGAGACTTGATGCAAGACGATAGATATTTAATAACACATGTTAGATATCATATGTTACCAATAGAGGCTGAGGGCACCGTGACTTTAACTTGTGCAAAAGATAGTTTTGCAAAAGATGTGAGAACTCATGACCCGATGTCGAATATGAAAAGTTCTGTTATAGAGGTGTAATATGTATCATTATGGAATAGTAGAAGACAGAAATGACCCATTAAAAATAGGTCGTGTAAGAGTTCGTATTCACGCATTACATACAGACAACAAACAATTTATATCATCTGCTGATTTACCATGGTCACATGTCATAATGCCGGTCACAACTGCTGGTCTAGGTGGTCTAGGCGACACACATTCATTAGTAGAGGGCGCAACAGTATTTGGTATATTTTCAGATCAATTAAAACAACAATTTGTAGTTTTAGGTGTAAGTCAAGGCATATCTCAACAAGGTTATAGAGAAACAATTACAAATGAGATATTAGATAGAAGTGTTGAAAAGGGATTTAACGACCCGAGAAGAAAAACACAAGCTGATTATGCAAAGACAACTGATGGCATAAGTCCACCTGAGGCACCTCAGAGAGGCAACGAACTTACATCTTCTCTAGACAAAGCACCACATTTTCTTAAAGCACAAAATATATTTTACACTGGTATTGGTTCGAAGAAAGAGGAATTTACAGAGGCAGATAAAACATTACCTTATTATCCACTTGTAAAAGATGTTACAGATATAAATGTATTTTCTACAGGCGATGCAATATACGATGATAGAAATATGGACCCAATCATTACAGGTGCAAAGTCAAATGCAACACCGATGTATCCTTATAATAAGGCGACAAGAACAGAGTCAGGTCATGTTATAGAAGTAGACGATACAAGAGACAATGAAAGATTATCAGTAGAACATAGAACAGGAACTTTTTACGAAATAGATAAAGATGGTAATGAGATTCATAGAGTAGTAAATGATAGATATACAGTCATATGTAAAAACGATGAACTGTATGTTGGTGGTAATGTGAACATAAAAGTTTTAGGTGACGCTAAGATACATGCGAACGGTAAAGTAGATATATCAAGTTTCAATGATGGTAAGATTGATGTCGCTGGTAAATTAGATATAGAAGCAGGTAGTGATATAACATTAAAATCTGGCAGAGATGTAGTTGTCAGAGCGCAGAAATTTAGACCTAACAGTTAATTATGACAACATTACAAGAAGTTCTTGACAAACAGGTTGAAGAACAGAAAAAAGAAACATCTATAGATAAAGCGATTGCAGATAGTTTTCCTTGTCCTGAGGGAGATATTTTTTCGTTACCAACAAGAGCAGACATCACAAATGCTTTTAACGAAATAGCTGGAATTCCTGGCGATCTTGTAGCAGCTGTTCAAGAAAGAAAGGCAAATAGAGAGAAAGAAATTGCAGAACTACAAGAACTTTTAAAAAATCCAGATCTAACACCAGAAGAAATAGCAGAAATACAAAAACAGATAGAAGAAAAAGAAAAGTTCATACAAACTGCAATTGTAGATGGCATACAAAAACAAGTAGATGAAATAGATGAAACAATAACAGAATTTGTAGAAGATTTGAGTGATATATTATCACCTTATTGGGAGAAGTCAGAACAAAAAAGAGATTGGCCAAAAGAGGCAAAAGATGCATTTACAGAATTGTTGTCAGAGTTTCATACTTACATATCTACTAAAATTGCGGATTTGATATCTAAAATAGTTTCTATATCGTTTACTGTAAATATATTAGGTTTACAAATAGATGTTTTGAAGTTAATAACAAGTCCTAACTATCGTAAAGAATTACAAGATCAGATTGCAGGCAAAAGTTTTACTTTACAGATAATAGCAAAAAGAAAAAGATTAGCAGAAGTAAATGAGGAAATTGTAAAGTTTGTTGAAAATCATACTACGACTGCTACAACAGACCCGATTACTGGTAACTATGTTGTGACAATTGATAATGCAGAAGAACTTAAAGCTTTAAAAGATGAAAAAGAAAAATTACAAGAAGAAATAGAAGCATTAGAAAAAGCAAGAACAGAACATATAGATAGATTCTTTAGTTTGATTCCAGAAGAGTTTAGACAATTTGATGGTGAGTTTGGTGTATTAGATGAAGAAGCAAAAGCAAAACTAACTTGGAAATATATAAAAACTGAAATCAAAGAATACATGCAACAAGGTCTGGTAAAATTATTTCAAGACTTAATAGGTAAATTTGATAAAATATGGAAAGCTCTAGGTTTACCTGATCTTCCTTTTTCAGAGTTATCGTCAATAATCAATCTAGATATTGGTGCATTAATAAGTGCAAAGATAGATAGTCTGAAAGAGAGATTTAAACAATCAAAGTTAGGTAAAATCAAACAAATCAATACTGTTAAAAAAGAAATAGAAGAGATTAACAAAAAATTAGAAAACGAAAGTTTGAGTGAAGAAGAAAGAACAAAGTTATTAGAAGAATTAGAAAAGAAACATGCAGAGAAGAAAGCATTAGAAGATGATCTTCTGAAAGAAGTTAAAGAATTTAACGAAGGAGTTTTAAGTTTAATTGAAGAGATATCAATATTTGGTTTTGATATAAGTGCAATTATAGGTGGCAAGATTGATTCATTCACTGAATCTATAGAAGAAAAGATTGCAGAGATTTCTTTAGAACTAAAAGACTTTAGAGCAAATTGGCATAAAAAAATTATGATGGAGTGGGTCAATCTAGTCAAGAAGTTTTTCAATGCGATAGGCTTAGGTGCAATATTTGATTTATTAACTTTAACATGGTGTGATTTCTTGAAACTGATAGGTATGCCATTTACAATACCTGCTATCGCTGGTGTTGCTGGTGTCATGTCTGTAAAGAAAAAAAATAAATCTACATCATCTCGTCTATTAGATACAGATGAACAACAAAAATTTATAGATGATGAAGTGAACTTTCAAAACGGAGACGGAACTACTACTTCGTTTAGTATACCAAGTGCATCAGGAACATTAAAAGTGTTTAGAGACGGTGAAGAATTATCATCAGGAACAGATTTCACTATTGCAAGTGGTAATGTTGTTCTTAGTTCAGCACTCTTATCAAATCAAAGTGTATCAATACTAAAAATTTAATGACAAAGGAGTATAAATAGTTAGATGGCTACAAGAGATTACATAAAACCGAATCAAAAAGATGTTGCTTCTAAAGACATATACAAAGACATAGACATAACTTTTGAAAGACATCCAATAACAAATGATATAACGGTAAAAAAAGATGTTGATGCTGTAAAAAGATCGTTGAAGAATATTATTTTGACCAATCATTACGAAAGGCCTTTTAAACCTAATTTTGGTTCAAATTTAAGAAGTAGATTATTTGAAATAGCAGACGGAGAAATAGGTGGAAGAACATACCAATTAATTCGAGAATCTATAATGAAACTAGAACCTAGAATTAGAGACATGTCTATGCAATTTAGTGAAAGTGCAATTGAAACCAATGAATTGAATTGCACAATCTTTTTTTCAGTTCATAATATTTCACAACAACAAGATATAAATTTTAAGATAAGTAGGGTAAGGTAATGGCAGTAAAGAGTTCTCAGATAAACGCAACAGATTTAGATTTTAATGATATAGCAGAAAATTTAAAAACATATTTAAAAGGTCAAACAACCTTTAAAGATTATGATTTTGAAGGTTCGAACATCAATGTCTTAGTAGACTTGATGGCATATGCATCACATATAGGTGCTTTAAACACCAACATAGCAGCCTCAGAAATGTTTTTAGATTCTGCTCAGATCAGAAAGAATGTAGTATCTCGTGCAAAAGATTTAGGTTTTACACCTGCATCAGAGAAGGCATCTAGTGCAATAGTCGATATAAAAGCATCAAACATTAGAAACGCAGATCAAACAACGCCTACAGAAAATGATATGATTTTATCAAGAGGTCATAACTTTACAACAGTTTATGATGGTGTATCGTATAATTTTGTTTGTAGTGATAGTGTCACGCCAACTAGAGATAATTTAGATTTTTCATATAAAGATGTCAATCTTCTACAAGGTCAATATGTAACAGACCAATATATATTTGACAATCAAATCAAAAATCCTAAGTTTGTATTATCAAATTCAAGAATCGATAAAGCAAGTCTAGAAGTATCAGTAAATTCAAATGGCACTGTAAGTAAGTATACATTATCTACAGAAGTATCATCAATCACAAGTTCATCTCGTGTATTCTATGCACAAGAAAACGAAGAAGGATTCATAGAGATTTATTTTGGTGATGGTGTTTTAGGTCAAGGACTTTTAGATGGTGACCAAATTAGTGTGACTTATATCATAGTCGATGAAACACACGCTGACGGTGCTAAATCATTTACAATGGCAGATGCGATTAATGGATTTACGAATGTGTTAATTACAACAACATCACCTGCTACAGGTGGCACAGAAAAAGAAAGTATAGAATCAATTAAGTTTAAGGCAACTAAATTCTATACATCACAAAACAGACTAGTCACACTAAACGATTACAAAGCAAAAGTAAGTGAATACTATCCAAACGCCGATGCAGTTGCAGTATGGGGCGGTGAAGACAATGACCCACCACAATATGGTAAAGTATTCATCTCTCTCAAACCACAAAATTCAGATTACTTATCAGAGATAGAAAAATCATCTGTTCAAACTAAATTAAATCAACTTAATATGTTAACTGTTAGACCAGTAATCGTAGATGCAGAGATAGTTAAGATTTTGATTACAACAGTATTCAAATACAACGAGAATGAAACAACATTATCAAAAGGTGAATTAGAAGCATTAGTAAAAAATGCAATTATAAATTTTGACAATACAAACTTAAATAATTTTGATAGTATATTCAGACATTCAAATCTTGTCAAATCAATTGATGAAGCTGATACATCTATCATGTCTAACATATCAAACATAAGATTAAGAAAGAAAAAGAATATTACATTAGATAAATCAGAAGGACTAGTTATTAACTTTGGTAATAGTTTCTTCCACCCACATGATGGTCATAATAAAGATTCAGGTGGTATTCTTTCAACAACAGGTTTTAAAGTTGACGGCGATACAGTCAACACATACTTTTTTGATGACGATGGTTCTGGTAATGTGAGAAGATACTCACTATC